TGGCCGGCCGAGGATGGCGCCTCGACAAAGACCTATCACGTTCACCGAGCGACGCGGCGATCGCTGTAGCCATCGCGCTCGACCGCGCCCGCGAGTACCCGCCGGTCGGAAACTCTGACTTCGACTTGCGGCTCGGCTAGAGCGAGAGAGTCTGATATGCGCAACCCGTTCCGCCGCGAAGATCGGTCGCAGCTAGACAACGCGAACATTCCGGTCTTTCAGGCGCTGCTCGCCATGACCGAGGGCATAGACGGCGCGACCGGCGTTCACGTCTCGCCGCAGCGCGCCATGCGCGTCGTCGCGTTCTTGGCGTGTGTAAAGCTGATCGCCGAGACGATCGCCAGCCTCGAGATGCAACTCTTCGAGAACGGCGACAAGACCGGCACGCGCAAGCCGTCGACCGACCCGCGCGGACGCCTGCTCGCGCTCGAACCGAATCCCGACATGACGGCATACGACTTTTGGTCGTACGTGATCATGTGCATGTGCGTCTACGGCAACGCCTACGTGTGGATCGAGACTGACGGCGGCGGCGATGTCGTCGCCCTCTGGCCGATCCGCCCCGACGTGCGAAAGCACAAGGCGGACGATGGTAGCGTCCGATGGGTCGTCACTTTCGAGGATGGTAGCGAGGGGTGGCTCTTCGACGCCGAGGTGATGCATTTCAAGGGGCTCGGCCTCGAGTCAGGCTCGGGCTTGTCGAACGTCGGCCAGGCGCGCCAGGCGATCGGTATCGCGATGGCGGCCGAAGAGTACGCCGGCCGCATGTTCCAGGGCGACGGGCATGCCGGCGCCGTGCTGTCGACCGAGCGCCCGATGAACGATGAGCAGTTCAACCAGTTCAGGGCGCGGTGGGATGCGTCGCACTCGGGACTCAAGAACGCGCACCGGTTCGCGCTGCTCCCGGCTGGCATGACGTATCAGAGCTCGGGGTTCGACCCGACGAACTTGCAGATGGTCGAGGCGCGGAAGTTCCAGGTGCGCGAGATGGCGCGCCTTTTCCGCATCCCGCCACACATGATCGCAGACATGGAAGGCGGCGCGTCCTACTCGAGCGTCGAGCAGGCGAGCATCGACTTCGTGACGTACACGCTTCGACCCTGGCTCGTCAACATTTCGCAGGTCGTCACGCGCAAGCTGCTCTCGTTCGGCCAGGCAGATGCCAGTCGCGGACTCTTCGTCGAGCACGACACCTCGGTCTTGCTTCGCGCCGACTCGGTGAGTCGCTCGAAGATCGACAACGTAGACCGGCTCGCCGGAATCAAGACGGCGAATGAGATTCGCGAGTCGCGCGGCCTGCCGCCCATCGACGGCGGCGATGTTCTCTGGCAGCCGGTCAACGTCCAGGTCGTCGGTGCCGACGGGAGCATCATTACGCCCGGCGTCGACGTAGGTGCCGACGTGGCGGGCGCTCAGGGCGACACCGGCGGCGGCGACCTCAACGCATAGCGATAGCGTCTGACGTGAAGCTAGAGCGTCGAGTCGTAACGGTCGGCAACCTCGAAGTGCGCGAGCTCCCAGACGGGCGACGCGAGTATCGCGGCGACGCTATCCGTTTCGGCGAGCCCAGCGAGAACCTCGGCGGGTTCATCGAGTACGTCGACGCCGACTGCGAAATCGTCGGCGACGACGTTCGCCACCTGATCAATCACGACGCGAATCTCGTCCTTGGCCGCACCACGGCGGGAACGACGCGGCTCGAGCGCAGCGGCGACGCCATGGCGGCGCACACCGACTTGCCCGACACGAGCTACGCCCGCGATCTCGCCGTTTCGATCGAGCGGCGAGACGTGGATCAGATGAGTTTCGGGTTCCGCGTCGTGCCATGCTCAGACGGGTCGAAGGGCGATAAGTGGGATTGGGAAACGTCGCCGCCGACGCGCCACCTGCGCGCGATCGAGCTGCATGACGTTTCGACGGTGACGTTCCCGGCGTACCCGACGACGACCGCCGAGGTGCGTTCGCTCGTCCGGCGAAGCGTCGGGCCCGCCGTCGTCGCCTGGGATAACGAAGCCGGGATGTGCGACTGGCTCGACGACATCTCGGAATCACTCCCCATCGGCTTCGACGGCGAGGACTACGCCTGGGGTTACTGCGCCGACGCGACCGTCGACGGGCAGAGCGCGCTCGTCGTGTGGTACGACAACGGCGGCTGCTCGCTCTACGTCGCGGCGGTAGAGCTCGACGATGCCGGCGAACCGTCGGCCGCGCCGCAGGACTCATGGACGGAAGTCGAGTGGCAACTCGTCGTGTCGAGCGAGGACGACGCCCGGAACCTGCGTGCATCGCTCGAGCGGCGCGCCGGCAAGGCGATCAGCTCCGAGAACGCCGACCACATCGCCGCGATCAATGACGCCGTGTCGTCGATGGGTGAGCACATCTCGGCGCTCGTCGACGCGGCCGGACTGTCCGGCTCCGATGTAGAGGCTCAGGTCGATAACGACGGAGATGCGGAATACAACGCTCGCCCGCGCGAGCTCGACGAGTTGGCGGTAATCATCGCCGACGCAACAACCTAGAAAGGTAGCGATAGGGTCTGACATGGAGCCCATCTCGAATCTCATCACGCTCAAGCAGGAGCGCAAGCGCCTCATCGACGAGATGCGGCACATTCACGACACGGCCGAGGCCGCGAATCGCAACCTGACCGCCGAAGAGCGGCAGGAGTTCGACCGCATGAACGAGGATGTCAAGGACATGTCCGAGCGCGCGCAGCGCGAAGAGGACTTGCGGAACCTCGCTCCCGGCGGCGTCACCCGCGAAGTGCGCGGCCGCGAGCTCGGCGGTGAGGCGAAGGGCGGCTCGCCCGAGGACGCCTACCGCTCGGCGTTCATCGACTACATCCGCAACGGGGCCGCCGACATGTCGCCCGAGAATCGCCAGATTCTCCGCGCGGGATGGACGGAGCAGCGCGACACGACCGTCGCCGGCGCCGGCGCCTACCAGGTGCCGCAGGACTTCCACCAGGCCGTGACAAGCGCGAAGGTTCCGGCCGTCGCGATGCGTCGCACCCGCGCCAACGTGATCAACACGACCAACGGTCGCGACCTGCCGATCCCCGTCCAGACCGCCTACGGCGCGGCGAACTACCTCACCGAGGCTTCGACCGCTTCCAACGTCGACGACACCGGCTCGAAGGTCACCGCGAAGGCATACACCGCCGTCCGCATGACGAAGGTGTCTTACCAGCTCCTCGAGGACTCGGCCTTCGACGTGCAGGCGCTGCTCGCGCAGAACTTCGGCAAGGCGTTCGCACAGTTCGAAGACCCCGAGTTCATCAAGGGCACGGGCGCCGGCTCGTCTCACATCACCGGCGCGACGACGAACGCGACGACCGTGTTCACCTGCGCGACCGGCTCGACCACCACGTTCACCTACACCGACCTGCTCGGCTGCTACACGAAGATTCAGCCGCAGTACCGCGTCAACGGTGAATGGGTGCTCATGGACACCGCTCTCTCCACCCTGCTCGGCCTCAAGGACTCGTCCAACCGGCCGATCTGGACGGCTTCCGCTGTCCCGGGCGAGCCCGACTCGCTCATGGGCAAGCCGCTCTACACCTCGCCTAACTTCGCGACCGAGGCGGCCAACAGCCTCTTCGGCCTGTTCGGTGACTTCAACAACGGGTACGCCATCCGCCAGGACGGCGGCCTTGTGATCAGGCGGTCGGACGACCGCTTCATCGACTCGCTCGAGTCGGTGTTCGTCGGGTGGGAGCGCCTCGACGGAGTGATCCTCGACGCCACCGCTTACACGGTCTGGAAGCACTCGGCCACCTGAGCCCTCCTGACCCTACTGCTCTCCGCGAGCCCGGCGCCCCCACGGGCCGGGCTCGCGGTCTTTCTGGAGGTCGCATGATCGTCAAGATGAAAGACACCGGCGACGAGGTACATGTAAGTGACGAGATCGCACGTCACCTCTTCGAGGATGACCGGGCGACGCCGGTCGATGCTCGGTTCGTCGAGGTGGCAGTAGTCGACCGCCGGCCGGATCGCGAGACTCGGTGAGCCTCAACCCGAACGCGCTGACCACCGTTGCGAACGCGCAGGCATGGCTCAGACGTACCCATGCCACAGGGACGCTCGCAACGGACGACACGGCGATACTCACCATCATCGTCAACAGTGTGTCGACCGCGATCGCACGCTACACGCGCCGCGAGTTCTACGACCCGAGCGGCAACAACTCTGACATGGTACGCACCTTCGAGTACGACGGGTCAGGCTACCTCGACTTCGAGCCGTACGACCTGCGGTCGATCACGACGATTACGCTCGGCGGCCTGGCGCTCGTCGCGACGACTGGCATCGGCGACGGTGACTATGTGGCGATGCCGCGCAATCAGACGGTGGACGGTACCTACCTCTACCTGGCTGCGCGCGGCTACTACCACCTGGGAACATCGCACTTCATTTTCGCGCCGATAACGCGGACGCGAGATGTCGTGATCACGGGCAAGTGGGGCATGACGAGCGTGCCTCCGGATGTCGAGCTCGCCTGTTTGATCGCGACGGCCGACCTGTACCGCAACCCGGAGCAGGTGTCGAGCCGGGGATCGGGCGATTTCCAGATGGTCGAGGTGAGTGACAACCCGGGTAGCGAGGATTCGTTGCCGGTGGGTGCGCGCAGGCTGCTCGAACCGTTTATCCGGCCAAGGGTGATCTAGCCGTGGCCGGCGTGAAGAGCCGGACGGTGATCACCGTCGACGAGCACTTCGCCGAGTGGGGCGCGAGCGCCGAGCGCCACATCTTCGAGGCACTCACGGCGGCCGTCGAGCCGATGGTCGCGGCGGCGCAGGCCGCCGAGGTGCCCGAGAACACGGGGGCGCTGCGCGGAAGCATCGCCGCCCTGCCGCCGATCGCGACTGAGCGCGGTTACGAGGGCGGCATCGGCGCCGGCGACTATAAGGCGAACTGGTACGAGCAGGGCACGGGGGCGCGCCGGTCGCGCCGCATCAAGCACGCCGGGTCGAAGCGTAGCGCCGGCCTGCGCGAGCAGAAACGCAAGCAACTCAAGGCCGAAGGGTCGACGGTCGGCGTCAAGGCGTACCACTACCTGCGCAAAGGACTCCGCGCGGGCACTCCGCTCGCGTTTCACCTGATCGGCGAGGCCGTGAAAAAGGCGTCGGCATGACCGCCTCGGCGTATACGACGTTTCGCCAGGCGTTGACGACGACGCTCTCGGCGACGCTCACCGGGTACACGTATCTCGCGGGCGCGCCGCCGCAGGGCGGCTCGGCGATCCCCGACTCGACGCCCCTCGCCTACGTGTGGGTCGAAAAGGCCGAGACGGACACAAAGAACGCGCTGCTTGAGAACATCACGGCCGGCGTGCGCCTGTATGTGGTGTGGTCGCAGAGGCTCGACCCGCAGACGCCGATCGACCCGGGCGTGTTGGAGCAGGCGGCCGAGGACTTGCAGACGACGCTCGCGCCGGGCAGCTATCCGGGCGACCCGTGGTACTTCACCGTCCAGTCGATCGCGTTCGACAACGACAACGGGTATATCGAGGCGACGGTCGTCGGGGTGCGGTGGAACGATGGCACGGTGTCGTAGCGATAGTGTCTGACGTGCCGCGATTCCAGCTCAAGGATGGTTACACGCGAGCCGTAACTCACGCCTTCGGTGCGACCTCCGAGCTTTCACTTGAGGCGGGCGACGAGCTCGCGACCGACGAAGCCGCCGAGGTCGCCGTGCTGCGCGCACACCCCGCCATCGTCGAGGTCGAGAGCGAGGATGATTCCGAGTGACGAGCATTGTCGGCATTTCATCTCGCCTCGGCGACTTCGGCATCGGCGTCCAGACCGCTAAGGGCACGCCGGCCGCGAGTCCGACGGTGCGCGCGTTTTTCGCCGCCGCGCCGAGCATCCAGCCGTACATTACGGACGCACGCTACACGATGACGGACGGTTCGCGCGACGCCGGCGACCCGTACGTCTCGCAGATGGGCGTGCAGGGCGACATCCCGGTCTATGCGCATCCTGACCTCATGGCGATCCTGTGGCACGCCGTCCTCGGCGCGAACGCCGATTCGGGCGCGAGCGACCCGTTCACGCACACGGCGACGCCGGCGAACGACCTGCCCTATGTCACGATTTGGCGCTCGATCGCCGGCGTGATCTTCGAGAAGTACACCGACTGTAAGGTCGACACGCTCACGATCGACGGCCAGGCCGGGCAGCCGCTCGTCGTGACGCTCGGCATCAAGGGCATCACGAGCACGTTTGGCTCGAACGAGACGGGCAACCCGACGACGACCTCGCCGTACCTGTACATGCACGGCGCCGGCCTGCTCAAAGTTGATACGGTGGCGTATCCGATCCACGCGCTGAACCTCGAGGTCAACAATAACTTGCAGCCGTTTCAGGCGGACGACTTCATCGTCGACAACATCGACCCGCAGGCGCGCGAAATCACGGGGTCATACTCGATCCGGTTCTCGGGCGCGACGGCGCTACCGCTCGACTACCGCAAGTTTTTCTATGGCGGCGACGCGGGCACGTCGCTTGTCGGCTCGTTCGCGACGCACGCGCTCGACTTCAAGTTCTCTCAGAGCGTGAGCCGCAATATGGATGTCGCGGTTCCGGTGGCGAAATGGGCGGATGTTCCGGTTCAGCCTGACCCGGGCGGCAACGTGATCGAGGTTCAGTGTGCGTTCGAGGCGATGCGTAACTTCGTCGCGAGCGTCGAGAGTCCGATCATGACTGTGGTTACCTTGGACGGTAACGCTACGGCGTAGGGTGGCGCGCCGGGCGCGGCGCGCGAGAGTGTCTGACGTGAGTACGCCTTCGCGCGAAGTCACGGACGCCGTGGTCGGCTTGGCTGGAATGGTCAAGACTCGAGCTCGGCGCGTGTACCGAGAGGCCGACGATCTTCGGCGCCTCGCGGCGCGCATGGAGCAGGCCGCAGAGCTGCTCGTGCGTGAAACAGACACCGACACCCCAGGGGGAAACGATGCCGGAAAAGACCGTTAGGGCGGCGACGCTATCCGAGTTGCAGGCGAGCCGCGAAATCGTCGCGGTCGGCCCGAGCGGCGCGGCGTACAAGATTCGGCCGCTGAACCTCGAGCGGTACGCTCTCAGCGGTCATCTCCCGGCCGAACTGCGCAAGATCGCCCTGTCGGGTGCGACGGGCGTCGACGCGGCTCTCGGCGGCGATGAGGACGCTCTCGTCGAGCATGGCGAGCAGGTGCGCGACTACATGGACGACTTGGTGCGGCAGGTCGTCGTCGAGCCCGACCTCGCCGGCGTCGACCTCGACGAGTTGCACCCGGCCGACTACAAGTGGCTCGTCCGTATCGCGATGGGCGAAGAGGACAGGGATGGCGAAGAGCGCCGCCTGTGGGGCCGTGAGCCTCTGTCCGTGTGGGGCACGTTTCGTGCAGAGCACGGATGCTCTGAGGATTGCGAAAGCTGCGATCGACTACGGCGTAGCGTGGCCGAGATTCAGCGAGGACGAGTTGACTAACTGGCTCGTCACCGAGGCGATCGCGGCCAGGTTCGAGGCCGAGCGTAACGCTGCTACCGAGCGTGAGCAGCGGCGCGTAGACGCGCTCGCCGAGGCGAAGGCGCGCGTCGCCGCAATGGGGGGCGAGTCGTGAGTCTCGGGATCGGCGGCGATGTCGTCGCACGCATCAAGGCCGTCGTCGAGGTCGACACGAAGGGGCTCAAGGATGGCCTGCGCGAAGCCGAGCAGCAGGCGCACTCGAGCGGGTCGAAGATCGGCACGGGACTCAAGGTGGCGGGCACCGTCGCCGCCGCCGGCATCGGCATCGCCGTCGCCGCCGTCGGAGAGTCGGTCAAAGCCGCCATCCAGTACCAAAAGGTGCAGTCTCAGCTCAAGGTGTCACTCAAGAACGCCGGGCTCTCGTGGAAACAGTACGGCGGCCGACTCGACGACACGATCAAGAAACAGAGTGAGCTCTCCGGGTTCACCGAGAATGATCTGACCTCGAGCTATGCGCGCCTTATCACGGTAACGCATAACGTCGCGGCGGCGCACAAGTCGGTGAGTCTCGCGATGGATGTATCGCGTGCGACGGGCAAGCCGCTCTCCGCGACGACGCTCTTGCTCATGAAGGCGTACAACGGGTCGAACACGGCCCTTTCGCGCCTCGGCATCGTGATTCCGAAGGTGACGAAGGCGCAGGACAAGCTCAAGGCGTCCGGAAAGTCGTATACGACGGCGCAGATGGCGGCGGCGAAGGCCGCTGACCTGCGGTCGCAGCGAGAAGAGAACCTCTCCGCGATCCAGAAAAAGTTTGGCGGGTCGAGCGCCGCCTACGCCAAGACGGCCGCCGGCGAGTGGGATCGGTTCACCGCGACCCTCGAAATCGTCGAGACGGAAGTCGGCGAGAAGCTCTTGCCTGTCCTGACGAAGGTGCTCACCTGGCTCTTGGAGGTCGCGCAGTCGAAGGGGGCGCACCAAGTCATCGAGGATATAGGTAAGGCGTTCTCGATGCTTTGGCAGGTGGCGCAGCCGATCCTTGGTGACCTGAAAAAGGGTTGGGCAGAGCTCGGCGAGTGGTTCAAGGCGCATTCGGCGCAGATTCAGGACGCTCTCAACAACGTCGAGAACATCTTCCACCACGTTTTCAACGCGATCCGCACCGTGATCCAGATCGTCATGCCGACGATCAAGAAGGAGATCGTCGACCAGTTGCACATCGTCCGCGATGTGGTGATCGTGATCCTCGACGTGATCAGTGGTCATTGGGGCAAGGCGTGGCAGGACATGAAGCGCCTCCTTGGCGACGTGCTGCGCGGCGCTTACGATCTTCTGCGCGGCGCGGTGAGCATCGTTGGGCAGATCGCGGTGCGGATCGGCTCGGCGATCCTCCATGGCATCGTGAGCGGCATCTCGGGGCTGCTCGGCGCGATCAGGGCGAAGATCGAGGGCGCGCTCTCTTCGCTCGCGAACGGCGTTCAGTGGGTGATTAGCAAGGTGACGCATATCGGCGGCGCGATCGTGACCGGCATCGTCGATGGCATCGCTAACGCGGCCGGCGAGATTGCCACCGCGATCGAGAACGCGCTACCGAAACACATCCATATCGGGCCGGTGTCGATACCGACGGGGCTCGCGACGGGCGGCATAGTGTCGGGCGGCGTAGCCGGGCGCGACTCCGTGCCGGCCATGCTTACGCCCGGTGAGATGGTGCTCAATAAGGCGCAACAGTCGCGCCTCGCAGGTCTGCTCGGCGTGCCGGGCGGTAGCGGTAACGGCGCCGGACTCGGTAGCGGTGTCACCATCCATAACCACTTTACTCAGACGCCGCCCGACACGTTCGTACACCTTCGCCGGGCGAAGCTACAAGCCGGGGCGGTGTTCGGCTCATGAGCGAAATCTACATCCCTTACGCGCTCGATACGCCGCTCGGCACGCTCTCGTTCAACCCGACGCCGAGCTCGGGCTACTACCTCACCGATGTCGCGGGCCTTGACGGTGCGAGTATGCGTAGCAGCGTCGTAGCGTTGCCGCAGC